GAAGACCCTGAGCGACTTCGTGGTCCACAGGCATTTAGTGCTTGGACTGACGAACTGTGTGCTTGGCGTAACGCACAAGAGACTTGGGACATGCTAATGTTCGGTCTACGTCTAGGACGTAAGCCACAAGTCTTTATAACAACAACCCCCAAAACAACTAAGCTGCTTCGGAACATCATTGCCGACGAGAACACTCTTGTCAGTAAGGGTTCTACCTTTGACAACTCTGCTAACCTAGCGGGTTCGTTTCTTGAAGCGGTAAAGAAGACATACGAAGGCACACGCCTTGGTAGACAAGAACTATACGCAGAGATATTAGATGAAGCGTCAGGTGCGCTTTGGAATAGGCAGCTGCTACACAAGTGCGAGATAGACAAAGACGATGTGCCTCAACTGAGCCGTATCATTGTTTCTATTGACCCTGCTGTTAGCTCTAACGCTGAGAGCGATATGACAGGTATGGTTGTCGCTGGCATTGATGTAAATGGCATTGCCTATGTACTAGAAGATCATACTGATCGCTACACACCTCAACAGTGGGCTGCTAAAGCCATTGAACTGTATCACAAGCACATGGCTGACCGCATCGTTGCGGAGAAGAACCAAGGTGGTGATATGGTCCGACATACTCTGCACACCGAAGATGAAACCGTCCCAGTCAAACTTGTACACGCTAGTAGAGGTAAGATGGCACGGGCTGAACCTGTATCCGCTCTATATGAACAGGGCAAGGTAAAGCACATCAAGGGACTTAACGACTTAGAGGATCAGATGGTACAGTGGGAACCTTTAGGGTCCACAGGCTCACCAGACCGTCTTGATGCTATGGTATGGGCTATAACGGACCTCTCACTGAATGGGTATGCAAAACCACAGCTAGTGCTGGCATACTCAAATGCTAAAGGCTTGAAGTAAAATGGCAAAGAAACTCTCTCCAACGGAATCCACTAACGTCTTAGGCGTTGCTGGTGACAATACATATAACGGTCAAATCCGTGCAGACGAGTTTCTGGCAGAGCTTCGCGGCAAGAAAGCTATTAGCAAGTATCGTGAGATGCGTGACAACGATAGCACTATAGGTGCGGTCATGTACGCCACTGAGCAAGTGTTGCGTGACGTTGACCTAAAGGTTTACCCTTGTAATGACACAGAAGAAGCAAAGAGAGAAGCTGAGTATGTTCAAAGCGTTCTGGAAGACATGGATCACTCTCTTGACGACCATGTGGCTGAGGCTCTATCCTGCCTCTCTTACGGTTTTGCTTGGTTTGAGGTTGTTTATAAGAGACGTGTCGGACCTACTCAAACTAGTGACAGGAAGCGTAGTAAGTACACTGATGGTCGTATGGGCGTTCGTAAGATCGCAATGCGCGCGCCTTGGACGGTTTCTAAATTTGATGTAGATAGGAAGACTGGCGATGTTCTCGGAATGTATCAAGACACTGGATACGGTGTTAGCAAGCACTATATCCCAATCCGTAAGAGCTTATATTACCGTACTACTTCTATTAACGGTGATCCCAGTGGTCGCAGTATCCTCCGCAATGCTTATACGTCTTATCAATACCTAAACAACTTACAAGCTATCGAAGCGATTGCAGTAGAGCGTGAGCTTGCTGGTATCCCAGTTGCCCGTATTCCCTCGGAGTACCTATCAGCTGATGCCACACCCTCACAAGCTGCCTTTAGGCAGAACCTAGAGCAAATCCTTCGTGACGTTAAGTTCAACGAACAGGGGTATATCATTACTCCATCGGACACCTACCCTGATAAGGATGGTAGCCCAACTAACATCAAGTTGGTTGACGTTGAGCTTATGTCTTCTAGTGGTTCTAGGAACATCGACATTGACCCTATTGTTCGTCGCTATCAGCACGACATTGCTAGGAGCGTCTTGTCTGAGTTCCTAATGCTCGGTAGTCAGGGTGGTTCTTACGCCTTGTCTAAGAGCAAGACAGACCTGTTCCTCCGCGCACTTGAGAGCTACGTTCAACAGATCGTTGACGTACTTAACAAGCAGCTGGTTGAACGCCTATGGGAGTTGAACGGTCTGGACTATTCACTGATGCCAACCATCAAGGCTGGTGATGTCGCTCCGCATGATCTTCGTGAGATTGCAGGGTTCCTGCGTAATCTTAATGGCGCAGATATTAACGTCAGTAACCACCCAGAGGTCATTCAAAACCTCATGGACATTGCTGAACTTAACTATGACCCTGATGGGGCTACAGAAACAACTCTTGAAGAAGAACAGGAAACTAACTAATGGCATTTCTTAATGATCGCGTTTTTGACGAAGGACTTTCAGTCCTCGACTTAGAAGCAAACGCAGTACACGTTACCTCTGCTGAGGCTACTGACTACACAGAAGCAACCTCTACTTACAGTCTTGGTTCTTCCTCCACACTTTCTATCGGCGCTCCCGGTGATCGTGCGGGTGGTGGACGTAAGGTGTCTGTTACAGCTGTTGACGATGGAACCATCTCAGGTACTGGCACAGTTACCCACTACGCACTGGTAGACACCGTAAACAGTCGCTTGTTGGCTACAGCTGCTTTGACAGCATCTCAGTCTGTAACATCGGGTAACACGTTTACTCTTGCTACATTTGACATCGGCATCCCTGACCCATCGTAAGGAATAGACTATGGCACTTGTTATTAAAGATCGTGTAAAGGAAACCACTACGACTACTGGTACTGGTACTTACACACTCGCAGGTGCCGAAGTTGGTTTTCAAGCGTTTTCCGCTATTGGTGATGGCAACACAACCTACTATACCGTTACCGACAATGGTGATTGGGAAGTAGGTATTGGGACGTACACTGCCTCTGGAACCACTTTGGCCCGTACAGTCATCTTGTCGTCATCTAATGCAGGTTCAGCGGTAAGTTGGTCAGCTGGTGAAAAGTTCGTATTCGTAACTCAGCCCTCCTCTAAAGCTAACTACCTAGATGCAGATGGTTACGCCACAGGTATAGACTTCAAGACAAGCCTAGACCTAAACACTACTATTGCAAACAAGCCCTCTTACTCTGAGGGACGTTTGTTCTACGACAAAGCCTTTGGTGCGTTAGCCTTCTATAACGACGAGAGTGAAATCACACTCCAGATCGGTCAGGAAGAATACATCCGTGTATATAATGATACGGGTTCTACCATTTCTAACGGCACTCCAGTCTACCTAACAGGGGAATCTGGTGCTACTCCAACCGTTGCTGTCGCTAGGGCTGATGGTACTTTTGCACAGTCACAGGCTGCTGGTATAGCAACTCACGACATTGAAGACAGCTCTGTGGGTTATATAACCACACGGGGTCTTATAGCAGATGTTGATACGTCTCACCTTACTGTTGGTCAACCAGTACACGTTGCTATTGGTGCATCTGGTGGTACACAGACTGACTCTCCTACATACCCTTACTACCCAACAGAGGTTGGCATCTGCCTTATTTCTTCTGCGTTAGGTGGGTGTATATATGTAAGTGTATACCACGAGTCATTTAAGACTATGCGGGTTGGAGGTAACGTACACTTCGATGCTGACCTCACTGTAGACGGTGACCTTACTGTTAATGGTACTCAAACGGTTACCAACAGTAACAACATCTCCTTGTCAGGTGCTTTTAACTACTTCAACTCTGGTGATACTATTGGGGAAAGTGGTACAACCCATACTGGTACTGGTTTAGATGATGCTATCTTCACTGGTCACTACGATGGTACTAGCTCTAACAAGACATTTAAGGTAAAGATTACAACACTAAAGACTGGTCAGACAGAAGACTTCTTCCGTTGGTCAACAGACAACTTCGTTACCCAGTCTGCTGAAATAGAGATTACAGGTTCCGACCAACAGTTAGAGGATGGCGTAAACATTGAGTTCAATGCCACTTCTGGTCATACTATAAATGACATTTGGTCAGGTACAGCATCTCCCACTAACGTAGATACAGGTATTGCATCTAACCGCAACACAGGAACTTCTGGTATAGGTTACACTCACGTTGGCGTGTACTACGATGTGTCCACTAACTACTGGACCTTCTTTGATGAGTACGCACCAGAGCCTAGTGGTTCTATTGACACTGGCGACTCTTCATTTTCCTACGGGGACATCAAGGTAAACAGTGTTATAGGTAACGTGACTGGTAACCTAACAGGTACAGCCTCTAACGCAAGTCAGTTGCTAAATGCCCGTGACATTAGCCTAAGTGGTGATGTGACAGGTACGGTCTCCTTTAACGGGAGTGCGGATGCTGACATTGTAGCTACAGTGGTCAACGACAGTCATACACACGACACACGTTATGTACAACTTGCTGGCGACACTATGACAGGGACGCTCAATGTTCCTACGGTGGACTTAGGTGACTGGACTATCACTGAGAGCAGTGGAAGTCTTATCTTTCAATATCAAGGCACAACAAAGTTCAGTATGAACACAAGCGGTACAATGTCTGTCGCTAATGACGTAGAGACTGACGCAACCTTCTAAGAACAATAAAAACAAGCTAATAGTGGGTACACGAAGATGGCAATTAAAATTAACGGTGTAGAAGTAATAGACGATAGCCGTAACGTCACCACCAATGTAGGTACAGTAGATGGTCGTAATGTGGCCTCTGATGGTACTAAACTTGATGGCGTCTCTACTGGCGCGGATGTAACTTCTGCCGCACTTCCATCTGCCCTCACAGGCTTATCCACTCACGCAGACCCTGACTCTAGTGACTTACTGGCTATATATGACGATTCTGCATCCACTTGGAAGAAAGCTACAATTACAGCAGCTGCATTGCAGGGTGTTAAGGGCCAAAAAGGTGAGGTTGGAGCTACAGGCACTACCGGAGCCAATGGGGCCAAAGGACAAAAAGGTGAAGTCGGGGCCGCTGGAGCTAACGGAGCAACTGGCGGAACAGGG